ACAAGCATCAAATTGCTCTTGGTCATTACCTTTCATTTTTATGATTGGATTTAATGAATATCCTGTGTTAGTTCCTTCTCCTGTTTTCTTTAAGTTGAAAGCTAATACATCTAAATCTTCTCTGTATTCCTCTATATCTGCTATTAACTTCTTGGCTTGATTCTTAGATACATCTAAAGCTTTTAACTCCCCTGATTCCATATCAGCAAACACAAATATATATCTTTTTCTAGGGTATAAAACATCAAATCCTTCTACACCTGATTTACTTGCTTCACATAAAGGACACTCTTTCCCTATTACTGCAACACATGGCTGAGTGTAAACCTTATGAGTAAAACTTGAATGTGATAAATATTCAACATAGTCTATAGGTGACATTACTCTGACCTTTACTGAATCCCCTGATTTCATTCTTAAATAAGCATTTTTTAAGTCTACTTTCTTTCTTTCTAATTGCTCTTTGGCTTCTTGCCCTCTAGCTGTAAACATCATTGTCATATTTTGTTTCCTCCTATTGTTTTAAATCTCAAGGTCTTTAACCTTATATATGTATATGTTCAAGCCACAGGAGAGCCTGTGACCTGACTAAATTCCTTTTTTAATATTCAAATCCTTGTTCTATTAGGAACTGGGCAAATCTCTTTTTAGCCCTTTGAACTTGCTTTCTTTCTTTACTCCCATAAACTTCAGCACCAAGCACCTGTAATATTGCCTGTGTTTTTAATTCTTGTTTTCCAATCATTTCACACCTAACAACCTTTCCATGCTTATCTACTGATTCAAACTTTCTGATTAGGTCATGCAGTACCATATTCTTAACCAGTTCATCTGAAAAGTCTGCTGTTGTTTCTTCTATACAGTCCATTAATGTGGTATCTCCATCCCCAACTGGTTTATCTGAAGATGTTACTTTATGCTGATAAAACTTCATTTTATTAGTTGTAACCCTAGCAAATTCATTTTTGAAATGCCCATCTATTACAACCTTCCAATATGTAAGAAAATAAACTCCTTGGCTTATATCAAAATCTCTGATAGCCTTCCATAATGCTTCTCCTGTAGCTATGCTGTATAAGTCCTCAACTGTTAATTCATCAGCCCCATTGCTCTTTATGAACCCTTTACAGTTATTTGTTGTAAGCTCTTTAGTAACTTCAATTAAGTCCCCAACAAAAAAATTGACCCTTGCATCTGTCTGCTCTAATCCTTTTATTTTGCAAACTAAATCTTGGGCTATCCCATAAAGCTCATTTAGTTCATATTTAAATTTTTGTTTTGCTGTATTTTGTGTCATATCTAA